TGTTGGAGTACGGTACACCAGAACTACCACCAGCACCTGTTATACGTATGGCTTCTATCCGGGCTCAGGAAAAGTTAGTTCCACTAATTAAAGAAGAACTTTCTAAATTAGGGTTATCGAGGGGTAGTGGGCATGCCAAATAAAGGGTTCTTGCTCGCAGAAGATGCTGCGGTTAAAAACCGATTCAGCAACCTAACTGTGTCTGATGACAGAGATGCCAGCCGAGCAGTTCAGGTGTTCTTTAGATACCCAGAGGGCGAAACCGAAAAGGCATACCCTTTTATAACTGTTGAAATGGTGGGCATGTCTCATGACACCCGTAGACAGCTATCTGAAACGACGATGTATTACAGCAATAGTGCTTCGGCATCAAGTAAGCCTAATTACATTAATTATTATCCATCAGAACTGACCGAATCTGAGATGTCTTCTATGGTTACTAACTCTAATGTTTTAGCTGTACACTCGTTTATACCAGTTAACCTGGTATACCAAATAACTACTCACACCAGAAGTGCTCTACACGACAGACAACTTTCAAGTAAAATACTACGCAGAGTAGTGCCCTTTAGGCAGGGCTTTATAGAAATACCTGAAGATGGTACTATTAGAAGGTTTGATTTACTGTCGTGGTCTACCGCAGACCTTTTGGACAGAGAATCTGGTTATAGAAAACGCATATTTAGAAAGATGTTTACAATTCAAATGAACGCTGAGATAGCTGCAACAGACCTGACATCTGTCAAGAAGGTAGCATCTGTAGTTGGTAATATATATGATAACGATACGGCAATTCACACCCTAACACCCCAAATTTCAGAGGAGTTTTAAATGCCTGAATATAAGAATCCAGGAGTATACGTATCCGAATCGGCATTCTTGCCGAAGGTTCGTAGAGGAGTAACCTCAAGATCAGCAGCTGCTTTCTTTGGTGAAGCATCGCGAGGACCCTCAGCCGCAACCCTAGTACAGTCATGGTCTGAGTACAAGACACTCTATGGTGATCTTTCACAAACCTCTGACCTTGGATTTGGTGTTTACCATTACTTTGCAAACGGTGGTAGAGACGCATGGATCACCAGAGTTATCGGTAGCACTGCTGTAACAGCAACAGCTACAGTTGCTTACTACCCCAATGGTTCTGGTCAAGCATCCGCCACCTTGTTTACTGCTTCTGCAAAGAGTAAGGGTGCCTGGGGTAACAGCCTTACCCTAGAGTTTTCAAACGGAAACACCGCCGCCTCGTCAACGGTTATGCCGCTGCCGGTGCAGGAATTGTAGCCAACTCTAGCTGGGTGTATAACTCAGTAGCAACCACATTTACAAGTGGTTCAAACGGAAGCGCAGTGCAGGACTCAGACTACGTGACGGCCCTTAGTCAGCTAGATTCAGTAGAAGGTGTGTTGCTACTTAACGCCGTTAATAAAACTTCAGCAACTGTTATTAACCAGTTTCTTGCAAAGGCAGAATCACGAGGAAACTCCTTTGTAATTATCGACCCAGACATGACCGCTGTTGATGTATCCACCATTGGTGGTTCAGTAGTAGGAAGCTACACTAGTTCAAACTACGGGGCTGTGTACTACCCGCATCTAACCATGGTTGACCCATCCAAGACTGGGCCAGGAGCAGTTAGAGCCACTGCACCAGGTGGTGCAATCGCTGGAGTATATGTTCGCACCGAGATTGAACGCAACGTTGCTAAGAGCCCAGCTGGCTACAACGTTACTGTTCGTAACTCACTGGGTCTTGGTACTTCATTTACCGAAGCTCAAACAGGTACGCTCTACTCAACATACAACGTTAACGTGTTGAAGGCTGTTCCTGGTGGTGGGATCATTATCAACGGAGCCCGCACTCTAGACAAATCAGCTCCTGGTAAGTTCATCTCTGCACGTAGAACCCTAAACTACTTGAAGCAAGTGCTTAAAGAAGGCACTGAGTCTGCTGTGTTTGAGCCAAACGACGCTCGACTTTGGGACCAACTCACTGGATCTGTCTCCGCACTACTTGGAGAGTTCTGGCGCCAAGGTGGTCTTAAGGGCAAGAATGCCTCAGAGGCTTACTACGTAATTTGTGATGAGTCAAACAACACGGCTGTAACCGTTGATAATGGTGAAGTACATATCGAGGTTGGTGTTGCTCTGCAGTATCCAGCCGAATTTGTGGTAATAAACCTGTCCCAATGGACCGGTGGTTCAAACGCAACAGAGACACTCTGATAAGGAGAGATGATTAAATGGCACGTTCAGCGAGCACAGATCCGGTAAGGAACTTTAAGTTCCAAGTCCAAATTCAACCAACTAGTAACACACGACTTGCTACTGTCCTTAGCGGCATTGGAGATCTCGGGTTTGCTGCTATGACTGGTGTTTCAGTCCAGCACCAAATGGTTGGTTACCGTGAGGGTGGTATGAACACCCACACCCATAAGCTAGTCGGACAATCCGACTTTGGACCAGTAACATTCAGTCGTGGTGTAATTGCTGAGCAAAGCCACCTCTGGAAGTGGTCTGAGTTTATCCACTCTTGGAACCAGGCCGCTGGTAACTCGGGTTCAGACTCAACTGTTGCCAACGGTAATGACTACCGGTGTCACATTCTAGTGCGGGTTTTTGACCACCCACACTCAGTAGGAAACTACCAGGAATCTGGCGTTGTTTCTTCAGCAGCAACCAACCTTGGTAAAGCTCGGCTTGGAATTAAGCTGTTCAACTGCTGGCCAGGAGCCTACACACTAAGTGATCTCTCAGCTGGTGACTCAGGCATCGTTGTACAACAATTGACTGTTCACCACGAGGGATTTAAACTTGCATGGACAGAGACTGATATTACTGCTCTAGCAAGCGTTAACTGATTTAACTAAATAAGGAGAACAAATTGGAAAAGTCAATAGAAGTTGAGTCGTTAGACCACGCGTTTAAAGACCCCGCTCCATCAATAGCCACACCAGAGACAGTTATCGTTGAACTTCATAGGGGTTTGCTAAACCCAAACACCGGGCAATGGCAAACAACGGCAGAGGTGCGCGAGCTAACTGGCAAGGATGAGGAGTTCTTAGCTTCTCTTGAAAGCAACAAAACTATAACGTACGCAATGTACGTCAATCAGTTGGTCAGTAGAGCTACTGTGAGAATTGGTGACACCTTGATCCAAGGCCACAAGGCGTTGATTGAAGACCTAATTACCGGCGACAGAGACACCCTTTTGTTGGGGATTATCAAAGCCACCTATGGTCCTGAGCGTACATTTAACTACCCGTGTAACGCTTGTAGAACACCAAACTCGATAACTATCGAACTTGATAAAGACTTCCCAATTCAAGAATCCGAAGAGAATTTAAGAGAGCCATTTGAAGTAACATTCAAAAATGGCACCAAGGTAAAGTTTAAGTACCCAGTTGGCTCCGACAACATTGCTATGGGCAAAGCTGAAACTACAGCTCAACAGAGTACAATTTTAATTTCTCGTTGTGTTGTTTGGCCGGAGCACAGAGATTCTCTGTACAACGAAGAGTGGGCCAAGAACCTATCTATGAACGATAGAAACCTAGTATTAAGAGCCCTCCTTTCACCAAAGGTTGGGCCTAAGCTTGGGGAGGTGAATACCCAGTGCGCACATTGTGGCGCTGATATAAACATCAATATCGACTGGGTATCCCTTCTACTCGCCTAATCTAAAAAGTATATACTGGGAATACGAAGGCGTGGCCTCTGTCTACAAAGGGTTTAGTTTAAACGACATACGGGACATGAGTGTCCGACAAAGAGATTTTTGGTTTCGTATGGCTAAGTGGCGACTAACGGATGGAGGTGGTGGTTAATGGCAAATGATGATGAAATCCAGAAAATGGTTTCAAAAGAAACTCAGTCTATGGCTAAGGCTGAAGTTGGCATTAACGCTGACACCACTGATTTACGGAACATCACAGAGGCCCTTAAAAAAGCGTCTGAGGAAGGTAAACGCCTAGCGACAAGCCTTGGTCAGGCTGTAAAAGCCATGCGACAACTAAAGGAGATGGGCCTCGTACAAGTGTACGACCAATCCGCGCATTGGAGTGGAGGTCAAGGTGGAGGTGGGGGAGGTGCTGCTGGTGGTGGGCAGCTAAGCGTCGGCAGCACCCCAGTAGCGGGCTCTAAACCCAGTCACCCAGCACCTATAACACCAGCACCAAACGCTGTTGCTGCCGCAGGAGGAGCACCACCTGGAGTTGCTGGACTACAGGGAGTACCAGGATCATTTTTTAGAGGAGCTAATCCTGGAACATTTGCAGGCGTTCCGGGAGTACTCGGTTCCGGTGGAAGTGGAGCAATAGGTGGATCGGCTCAGTTAGGAGCCGGTGGTTTTGGTGCAGGAAACATAGCATCAATAATTGGAAGTCTTGGTTCACAAATTGTTAGTGCAATTGACAAGCGTGTTGATGCTGGTAGAGGATACTCACTAGCCGCAGATAAAAGCACACTAGTGATGCAACAGCTCACAGGCATGAGCCAAACCGGAGTAATGAATAACCTAAGAATGCCATTAACCCAGTATAAGCTTGGAGTTAATGGTATTAACGAAATGATGGATCTACAGGCAAGAACTGGTATAAGTGCCGCAGGTCAGGCCCGAAGCGTTGAAATGATGAGAACTCTTAGTGGGTTTACCATGGACGCTGCTGGGGCTACTGGAATTATTGAAAGTATGGCTGACCCAGAAACAGTGAACAAGATGTTCATGATGACTGGTATGAGCTTAATTGGGCCTGGTGGTAAACAAAGATCAGCTCAATCTTTGATTGAAAGTATGGCTAAGAGAGCTGGACTAATGGACCCCAAGCTTGCCGCATCGGCTATGGCTCCAGGTTCTGTATCTCGTGCAACACTATCTCAAATGGGTGTTACTGGCGACATGCAGGAACAGGTTCTTAGATTTGCACAATCAAACGCAGCGTTTCGTAAGCGCGGTGGAAAAGGCACGTACGATCCAACAAATGAAGAAGATCGCAAGCTTATGGGTATCGATGACACATTTGCTATGGAAGCTGAGGAAACTCAGCGTCGTCGTGGAAAGCGCGAAGAGCAGTTTTATAGGGACCAGGCAGATGCGTACGCAAAATTAGAACGGCAGACACAACGCCTTACCGACGTGATGGCTAAGTTTGAGCATGCAATGGAAGGCATAATTGGCGCAAGAACCGGT